CATTATTGCACGCTAAATAAATGTCCCCTACACTTAAACTATGTATAATCTAACACTCAAGTTTAACGGTGAGGAGTTCAAAAAAAGACCTAAAGATATTAAGCAAGCAATCCTGTCTCTAAAGCCAGAGTGGTTGCATACTGAGGTGTACGTTACGCTAAAGAAAGGAGACGACGTAAGAGAAAGAAAGCTAAACCTTACACAAGGTAAGAATCTCTTTAGAAATGAGGACTTTCTTGATGTTTTTGTAATGAATCTCCTACTTAAATAACATGGAAGACGCTCTTAATCCGTTTACCTATATAAAGCAAGAGGAAACTAACTGGAAAACAGCCAAGGTTCCTATCACGTCCTCGAAAGAGTGGAGCATGTTTGAACACATCGAACGCTGCACGAACGTAGCTAACGGATGGTTCCACACAGGTAAGAACGACGGCCTCAGACCTTATGACGACCTTGTAACGCCTATCATCAACGTGGCTTTCCGCTCAGAAGGCTTTGATGCTAAAGATATTGTCCCTTACGTAAACCAAGCGTCTAAAGACCACCTCTCTTTTATAATCAAGAAGTACGCACCACAGTGGAACCGCAAGGTAGAACTAGACACTATCATCGACGACGTTGTAGAGTCCTCTGTTATTTACGACCTTGTGCTCGTTAAGAACCTAAAAGGCAAGCTACCAGAGGTGGTAGACCTTAAAACTATCGCTTTCTGCGACCAAGTTGAGGTTTTATCTGGCCCACTCTGCCTACGCCACGAGATGAATATCGCTGACATGTTAGAAATGAAGGGAAAGTGGGACGATGACGCAGTAGATAACGCTATTTTACAGGCAAAAGCTGAAAGAACTGTCCATATTGCTAGCGACCAGACTGTTAAAACACCTTCAAAGAACATTGTTGTCTACGAGCTAAGAGGAATGCTCCCAGAAGCATGGATTGTGGATGGCGGAAGCAACGACAAGTATGTAAACCAAATTCACTATGTCTCTTTCTACAAGTCAGAAGGTAAAGACGAAGGAATTTCACTCTACAAAGGTAAGGACAAGCCTCTTTCTGCTAACTTCAAGACACTAAAGATTGACCGTGTGCGCTCAAAGGGACGTGCGTGTGGTCGTTCTATTGTCGAATCACTCTTTGAAGAGCAAGTTTGGAACAACTACTCAGCTATTAAGATTAAGGCGTTGCTAGACTCAGCTGTATCAGTGTTCTTGACAAACAGTGACGAACTAGCAGGTAAGAAGATAACTGACCTAAAGAACAACACAATCCTCAAGCAAGAAAGAGACGCTACAACTACAAGACTAGACGGCTCACTACAGAACCTCACAGCCTTTACCAACCACTCACAGGACCTACAGACTAAAGCCAGAATCAAAGGCTCCGCTAGTGAAGCACAGTTAGGAACCAACCCAACATCAGGCACACCTTTCGCCCTACAGAACCTAGTAGTACAGCAAGGACAAGGAATCCACGAGTATAGACAAGGAAAAATCTCCACTTTCTTTGCTGACCAACTCTACCGTGACTGGATTCTACAGATGATGATAAACGACCTAGACCAAGGCAAGAACTTCTCAGAGGCTCTAACTCTTGATGAACTACAGGAAGTTGTCGAAGGAATATCTAAGAACATGGTAGAAAAGACCAAAAAGGAGATGATTCTTAAAGGAGAGCTAGTTACCCCAGAAGTTATCGAAGGGTTACAGGCCACCTTTGCAGAACAAGTAAGAGCTATTCACGGCAAGCGAGGCTTCTTCGAGGTTATTAAGGGAGAACTTAAAGAACTTCCTACAAGCGTATTAGTAAACGTAGCTGGAAAGCAGCGAAATATGGGAGCTAACGCTGACAAGCTAACTAACATCCTAAGAGAGATAATGGCTAACCCTCAAGCGTTCCAAACTATACCAGGCGTAGGGAAAGTATTTAACGAGCTGCTAGAGGAATCAGGGCTCTCAGCTATCGACTTTACACAAATAACAACACCACCAGTGCAAACACCAACTCCTACGGGAGCTTAGTAATAAATATATATGCAACAAAACTTAACTGACTTAGAAGTAGTAAAAATAGAGACGTTTATGGCTGACACTGAAATGGTGGAGGCTGTAAAGAAGGTTCTCTTAGCTGGCATCTTCTCACATGGAGTAGTTGCTAAAGGTGGAGTAGTAGACCCGCTAGTAAATGGAGCATTTAGCTTGGTTTCTTTAGCGCCTACCAATCCAATCCCTGACGAAGTAATCGGGCAACAGCTCCGTGCTCAGTGGGCGGGGGTAAACGCACTTCATAATGCGTTTGAAAGTTTATCAAGTATCAAAACTAAAATAGAGTCTCCTTACGAAGAGGAGAACCCAGGAATATAATTATGGAAGCTAACTCATATAGAAATCTAAGTGCAAGTGCCTTAGTTAAGACAGGTGCGGGAACGGTTAAAGGAGTTGTTATCAATTCTCACAGTAGTGGAACATTGAAACTGTGGGACAACACGAGTGCAGCAACAACTGTACTATTCAACACAATGACTTTTGAAGTTGGAGAACGGTTTATACCTTTATTCGACGCTAACTTTAATACAGGGCTTTACGCCACTATTGGAGGTACGGCGGATATCACTATTCTCTACAAGTAATATGGGAAGACCTAAGAAAATAGTAGAAGCTATTATAGAAGCAGTCTCACCTAAGAAGATTGTAGTACAGAAAGCAGAGGCAAAGGAAGCCGACTGCTCTAACTGTGACAACAGCGGAGTACAGTGCTCTACCTGTACTCCAGCGTTCAGAGACACCTTCGGGGAGTAATTGCACACGTTTTAAATGTTCCCTACACTATAAGTATACGGTTCTCCATCCCACCAAAATGGATTAACAACGAAGAGTATGATTACTCACTTAATCACTAAAACAGTATCATTATGTCAACAAATGAAAACGGGGAAGAAGTTATTGTAGAGGACACAGAACTAGACACATCTGACAAAGGTGGAGAAGGTGAAGGAGAGCCTACAGTAGATTGGAAAGCCAAAGCAGAAGAACTACAAGGACGCTTAAAGAGAGCTGAAACAAAGCTTTCTAAAGCTCCTAAAGTCGAAGCTGGCAAACCAAGCACATCAGATGGGTTAGATTACGGAATGAAGGCACTACTTAGGTCAGAAGGCATTAAGGGAGAGGCTGAAACTAAACTTGTTCAAGAGTACATGCGGGAAACTGGCAAAGACCTCGAATCAGTACTAGACAGCAAGCACTTTAAGGCAGAACTCGAAGACCTAAGAGCAATCGCAAAGACAGAGGACGCAACTATAGCGGGCAAGCGTTCAGGAAGCACAACACAAGATAGTGTTGACTACTGGATGAATAAACCTATAGAAGACGTTCCGAAGGAAATGCGAATCAAAGTTGTCAACGCTCAACTAGAGCGAGACAAAACAAAAGGAGTCTTTTACAACTCGTAAACTAAACCATTTGATTAAACTAATAAACTTAATTTAATCAAATATGGCCGTCATACCTACAATTCAGTACGAAACAAAGCTACAGGAACGCCTCTCTGCACCTACAGTGTGGAAGGAAGTTTGTAACGTAAAGTACACAGACATTGGTATTCTTAGAAACCCTTACCTAACTGACGCTACCGTTAGTTCAGGAACCCGTGGAACTGGTTATACATCAGTAGCAGTTGCAACAACTGACGACACTGTATCAATCACAGACTACGACTATTCAGCACAGCACATTGACGACGCAGACCTCGCTCAGAAGTCATTCTCTGACTTTATGGAGATTGCGGACAACATGGGAACTCTTCTTAACGAGAAGATGGAAACATCTATGCTTGCAGAACACGCTCAGTGGACTAACTTCGATAACGCTTCTATTGGTGGAGCAGCTGGTAACATCACTGTTTCAGTTTCAAACATCAAGAACATTATCGCAGCTATGAAGACAGCAATCCGTACAGCAGGAGGTGCAGAACTTGCAGCTCGCAACGGTATGTTTATCCAGTGGCGTGAGGCTGACTTCGAGAAGGTAGAACTTCTTGCAAGCTCAGAAGGTTTCAACACAGCTGATGACGCTCTCAAGAATGGCATCAAGCAAGGCTTTAAGTACATGGGGGTAGAACACTACTCAACATCAAAGAACGTCACAGGACACGTCTTTGGTGGTGTTAAGAAGGCTTTCATGGTTGGTGTTGTTAAGTCAACTTACGGAAAGGTAAAGACTATTGTTAACCCAGTAGTTTCTGGAGCACAGATTTCAGGTGTTGGACTAGAAAGTCGTATCGACCGCAAGTTCAAGGCTTGGACAAAGATGGTTCCAGTTCTCTTTGACATCTTGGTTGCATAATCGGTTTATAAAGTAAACAAATAAAAAATGGCTCAATCAAACGGACGTACCCCAAGACTAGCAGGAGTAGAGTTTACACCAGTAGAACTAGTTGCACAGGCAACTCAAATCTCTAAGAACTCAATTCCGCCACTAACTAAGTCAGTTAAAGTAACTGGCGTAGCTACAAATGCGGATGATTTCATTGTACTTCCTTCTCTCGCATCTTGCCCAGACGGACACACAATCACAGTTCTCTGTTCAGCAGGCTCAAACTTTGAAGTAAGAACTCCTGCATCAAGTGCAGAAGAAATCAACTCAGAAGATTGTGACGGAACAAAAGAACTTCTGGCAACTGACACAACCATTCTATTTATCACGAAGATAAATAACACGATTGGTTGGATGTCAGAGGTTAGAACAGCTATCGGGGCATACGGCACAGCCGTGGTTCCTGACTAGTTAATCCTTAGAGTCCCCGAAAGGGGGCTTTGTAGGGCAAATTAGTCCAACAAACACATGGTAATATCAGAGACAACATATAGAACAGGTATAGTACAGCTCCTAGAGGAATATACGGAGACACAAGATGTTTCTTCTTATTCAACAGCGGTTAAACTGCGTGACATAAACCTTGCGTTTGACGACTACCAGAATAGGGTAAAGAGAGTAGCTGGGACATGGCAAGCTGATGACAGCAACCACACCAAGTATCCAAACATGAAGTTCGACCTTATCTCAGGCCAGCAAGACTACAGTTTTACTGAGGACGAACAAGGCAACCAAGTGCAGGACATCTATAGAGTAGAGTGTAAAGGGGCAGACGGACGCTGGTATCTCTTAAATCCAGTAGACGAGATGAACTTTGAAGAAGCTATCTCTCAGATAGACACAGAGACAGGCTCACCGACAGAGTACTGGAAGACAGCTAACGGAATCTTTCTAAAGGTAAAGCCTAACTACAACCAAAGACTAGTAGAAGAAGGAGAGGGAGGAATTAGAATGTTCTTCACACGTTCTCCTAAGTATTTTACCCACACAGCAGGAGTTGTAGACAACCCGACAACAGAGCCAGGTATCCCTAACGGACATCACCGCTACCTTGCTCTAAAGCCAGCATTCTGGTTCTGGCTTCCTAAAGACACAGCAAGGGCTAACATCTTCTTCGCAGAAGTGCAGAAGATAGAGAAAGAAATAGAAGGTGATATTGCTGACAGGGCAAAGGACGAGCAGCAAGTTATTACTAGTGAGAGGGTAAACCCAGTCTAATATGCCAGTAGTAGGAACTAACCAGTCAAAAAACACAGTAACCCCAACAGGAGCAAGAAAAGCTGGTATTTACACTTGGGGAGACACTGAGGCTACATGGGGCGACGCTCTTGCTACTTGGGGGAACTACCAGATTGTACCGACGAATCAAACAAAGAGTACTTTCAACTCAACGACAATCTACGCAGGAACCCCAATGGGGCTTTTATTATCAATAACCTACCCAACCACATTTAGTGTGGGGTCAGGAGTTACTAACCAAAGCAAGAGCTAACAAACATTTATGGCAGATAACGTATCGATAACCGCTGGTAGCGGAACAACAATAGCAGCAGATGACATCGGAGGTGTACTACACCAAAGAGTTAAGCTTTCTCAAGGGGCAGACGGTTCAGCAACCGACGTGTCTAGTGCTGCACCTCTTCAAGTAACCCTGGCTAACACAGGGGCAAACGCCACACCTATAGTTGTAGACCTTGGAGCTAATAATGACGTTTCAGTAAACGCTGGAACAAACTACATAGGTAAAGTAAGGCTTACAGACGGGACAACAGACGGCGAAGTGGTCCCTCTAGCAGGGTATAACGCTCAAGCTGTCGCAGTTGTAGATGGTTCAGGTTCTCAAATTACTTCTTTTGGAGGTGTCCAGTATACCGAGGGAGACACAGATGCTTCGTTTACAGGCACTATGATGTTGGCAGAAGCAGCTGGAAACACTGCAGCGGCTCTTCAAATAGACGGTAGCGGCCATCTTCAAGTAGACTTAGCAGCGGCTAGTACTTCTGTGACTATCTCAGACGGAGGTGGTTCTGTAACAGTTGACAACAACGGTACTTTTGCAGTACAGGCAACTCTACAATCAAACTCTGGTGTGGATGTTGGTGATGTTACTATTAACAACGCTTCTGGTGGTTCAGCTGTAAATATCCAAGATGGAGGTAACTCTATAACAGTAGACGGTACAATCACAGCGTCAAACACAGCTGGTGACGTTGCTCATGATTCAGCTGATTCAGGTAACCCAGTTAAAATTGGAGGTAAGGCTGTAAGCTCAGAACCAACAGCGGTAGCTAACGCAGACAGAGCTAATTTAATTACTGACCTTGTAGGAAAACTAATCACCCTTCCTTACGCTAACCCAGAAAACTTCGTTTCGGGGGCAATTACTTCTTCTATGACGGGGACGACTTCTACTTCACTCGTAGCTGCTCCTGGTTCTGGTCTTCGTAATTACATAACAACTATTATCGTTTCTAACGCCCACGCAACTGTAGGAACTGACGTAGCAATCCAGGACGGGTCAGGAGGTACAACACTTCTAACTATTCCTGCCGCGGCCGTTTATGGTGGTGCTGTTATCAACCTTCCAGTACCTCTACGACAGCCAACAACTAACACAGCTTTATTTTGTGCTAACGTGACAACTGGTGCGTCTACAAAGGTTTCTGCTGTAGGTTATAAAGGAGTTTAAATATGACAAGATACTTCGCAGAAATAAAAAATAATGTAGTTTTAAGAATTATTGTTGCTGATTCTGTTGATTGGTGTATTGAAAACCTTGGAGGTACTTGGAAAGAAACTTTTAAGAAAGATGAAAACAAAAATTACGCACGAATCGGAGATACTTATAACGAAGAAAAGAAAAATTTTATTTCACCAAAACCATTTAAGTCTTGGGAATTGGATGAAAAGTGTGTGTGGCAACCTCCAGTAAAAAAACCAAAAGACTTTCTGGCGAAATGGGACGAGGATTCTTTAACGTGGAAAAAAATAAATTAATTTATGGCTACAGTAAACACATTAGTAATCGGTGGTGGGGGTGGTGGTGGAAATACGGGTGGTGGTGGGGGAGGTGCGGGTGGATATCAAGCCAATACCTCTTTTACTGTAACCCCACAGGCTTATACCATAACTGTTGGTGCTGGTGGTGGTGCAGATGCTAACGGGACCAACTCTGTATTTAGTACCATTACAGGGAATGGGGGTGGGGCGGGTGGTGCCTTTGATGATGTTGGTTCTAATGGTGGTTCAGGTGGTGGGGGTGGGCAGTCAAACGTGAGTAGGGCTGGTGGGACTGGTAGTCAGGGCAATAATGGTGGTAATAACTATCCAGACGGGTCAGCTGTTAATCGTGGTTCTGGTGGTGGTGGTGGGGCGGGTGCTGCGGGTGCAAATGCAACCATAGGGAATTGTGGTGCGGGTGGTAATGGAACAGCTAACAGTATTAGTGGTTCTTCTGTAACTTACGCAGGCGGTGGGGGGGGGAGTTATGCTATACCAGAT